GAAGATCAGATCATTCTCCTTTTCGGGATTGAGGACTCCGATTTCCATGTAGCTGTCTGTGAGCCTTGTGATGCTCCAATCGCTTCCGAGATGCTTCTGAAGTTCAGCCTTGATGTCGCTGATGACCTGCTCCTTTGTCTCTTCGAATAAGGCTTCGGTACGCTTTATCGCTGCTTCTGTCTCAGCCTTTGCAGAAGCACCTTCCGGAGTCAAGTAGTAGTCCTCAGCAGCATTTTTGATGGCTGCATCCCTTTTAGCAATTTGCAGGAGTTCTTCCATCTTCTCAATTCTGATCTTGAGCTCGTATTCTTTCCAGCGTTTTGCCTCTTCCTTGAACTTCCAAGTGTGAACAAGTGCCTCAAGGTCTTCCTGCTCCTTTCCCTTCACTTCTGCGATAAGGTTGCGGAGGGCGTAGACTTCTTTCAAAAGGGTCTCTTTGCGTGTCATAATCTATTCAGTTTTAAGGGTTTATCTTGCTTCTTTATTGTAGTGCTAAGTACGCTACATTATTTGGAACACGCAAGTTAATTCGACTTTATCTGCATAGAATAATGCACTTATATTCAAGCATTTAGTAGTTGGTTACGATCCACTCTTCCTGTCTCCTGCGAGATGTCTTGGATGCGGTGATCGTGCGTTCGATCCGGTGGATTATCCATCCATGCGACTGGACATACGCTTCGATCTTCGGATGCGGAAACATTGTGAGCATGAACTTGCCCTTTACCTCGGAGAGCGTTTCCAGAAGTTCAGAGAAATCTTCCTCGTTGAATGTCCCATTGTAGTGTCCGCAGTCGGAGCCGACATACGGAGGATCGACAAAGTGGAACGCTCCCTCGCAGTCGTACCTGCGTATGAGGTTGATTCCGTTCTCGCACTCCACAGTGACATTTGACAGTCGGTCGCAGAGTTCCTGTGTGAATGCATCCTTGGCATTCTTCATCTTGAGGGTGGTCGTGCCGTTACGGTCATATCCGAATGTCCCGTCCAGCATGGAGGCAAAGCCCAACTTTGAGCATACCCACAGAGCCCATGCCCTCTGGATGGGAGTGAAGAATGAAGGGTGCTGGTTGATATGCTTTGCATGTGCGTGGATCTCACGACTATGCAGGGTGGTCTCGATCTCTGCCTTGAGTGCCGGATAGTCAGTCTTGGCGATGCGGTAGAAGTTTACGAGTTCAGTGTTCACATCGTTTATCACCTCGCAGTCTGCTGGCTCCTTGGCAAAGAGAACGGCACATCCACCGCAGAATGCTTCAGTATAGAGGGTGTGTTTTGGAATGAGTGGGAGGATATGCTTGAGCATTGTCTGCTTACCTCCGTAGTAGGATATGGGTGTTTTGAGTTTGGACATTTCAGATTCGAATTTTAATGATGATTATTAGCAGCAGGATCATGCCCAGCAGGATGATCACTCCTCGAAACCAGTGCAACCCTTCGGAGGGCTTCTCACTCGTCTTGGTTTCGGTATCTTCTTGTATGGCTTCTTCATGAATGAGTGTGGATGTGCTGTCTGTGTTTGAAAGATTTTCAGTCTGCGTTGAAAGACTTGTCACCACAATTCGCTTGACAGACTGCACTGGAGCAGGGGTTATGAAAGATTTTTCAGCAGGCGTGAAAGATTCCGGTGCAGGCAGGATGGTGTCCGGAGGAGGGAAAAACTCCACTTCGACCTGTCTGAAGTTCTGCAGAGAACGGGACACCTCCTCCCTCACCAGATGCGTAAGTAGTGAGTCAGACAGCTCCGTCTGACGATGCTGTGTCTGCTGTACTTTACGCAACGGTGAGCAGGAGGCTACCGCAAAGAAGAGTATGGCAAAAGTAAAGAGGTGTCTCATTGTTCTGATTTATTAAGCATTTCTGTGGCTCTGCGTCTTCTCTCTTCAAGAGACAAATCCGCTGGCTGCTGTTGACATGAGTCTTTGTCCCAAGGCAGAGGGAACATCTCATCCATCGGCTTCCTGTCTTTCTTTTCAAGCTGGATGCTGGTCAGAATCCAAGTCTGCCATCTGGCTCGTTCCCATTCCTGCCTCTGCCTTTGGATCTGCTGCTGTGACCATCCGTATACAGCCCAGCAGTACTGTGCAAAGGTCATGTCTTCGAAGTCGCATGGCCTTATCCCCATCTGCCCGACAGCGATGGAGTAGAGTCTCTCGTAGGTGAGTCTCTGGCGAGGGTCACTGTCGGGCTGGATCAGTTTTTTTCAACCGACTCTCCGAGTTTCTCCAAGCAGACATTGATGCTCTGCTGGAAGATGTCCGCTGCCACGAGGATTGCCTTCGGATCTTCCTCACACATGTCCCAGACCTCGGTGATGGTGAGTCTCTCTTCGATTCCTGCTTTGCGAGCACCCTCGTTGAGTCCGGTATGTATGAGCCCCACGATGTCGTCCAGCGATGCGAGGGCATCTCCAGAGGTAGTCATCTGCTCGAATGAGAACTTTGTGTTCTTTGCATGCTCGTTGATGGCACGCAGTCCGAAGTGGATCGGATATGTTTTTCCGTTGATGGTTATCTCTGCCATGTTCTTTAAGCCTTAGTCGCAGCAGCAAGGTCGCCACTGCCTGTTATAGAATAGTTGTAAGTAGAGTTGTCTCCGGCAGGAGTGGAGAGGGAGAATGATGTGACAAATCCCTTTCCCTTGTAGTTCTTTGTGAGTCCCTGCAATGGAGCTTTGAGCATTACCTCCACTTCAGTCTTTGAGAGTACGAGATCCAGCACTTCCTCTGCTGTGAGGTGTTCAGTGATTTCAGGATCGATGACTACGAGGCCGTCTCCATCAGCCGACCAGCTGATATCTCCGGCACATTTCTCTTTCCCGTTGGTGTTCTTGGTGCGTAGTTCCTTGAGCTCCAGATCCACCTTGAGAGAGTGCGTGGTTGCGTGTAGGGTAGGCTTCCCGTCAATGACGATGATGATGTCCTCACCCTGTATGACTTTTCTTTCGCTTGCCATGATGTTATTTGTTGATTGTTAGATTATTCTGAATGTGAGTACAGCAGAATGTAGGTCATATTCCGGATAGTAATCGGTGGTATATGACTTGTACCAGCATCGTTTGTTTTCAATCTGCAGCCCTTCAAGAGCAGCCAGTACCTTGTGTCGCAGTTGCTCTGCTCCCGATACCCTTTTGTCGTAGACCGCCACCTCAAAGATTATGTCATATCCGACAATTCCGTTCTTGGTGCGTATCGGCTTCTCTTCCGGAGTTGAGAATGTAGCAAAGGGTGCTGGCGTTCCTGCATCCACTGCACCAGCTTGGATCTTGTCCCGAAGTTCCGGCACAGCATCCTCCACTGTCTTGATCAGTTGTATCCTATAGTCTGTCATTGTTATTTGAAGTTCTTGTTTACAAATTTCTCGACTGCTGCTGCGAGTTCATCTCCGAAATCCTTTATCACTCTTTCCGAGTTCTCTCGGTAGGCTTCTTCGAGATATGGCTTTGCCTTCAGACCCTTCACTGCTCTTGTGAAGACCATCTGCCCGTCATCTCCCTTGAATGCCAGAATACGACCTTCCTTTCTTGGAGTTCGAGGGTCTTTCGTACCTTCATGTATGAACTTTCCGTAATACTCGTTGATCGTTCCTTTCTTGCTGTACTTTTCGAACACATGCTTGAGAGCCACATCAACTTCGCTTTTAGGGGCACGTCTGTCCTTGAATCTCACGATGCGGAGCTGTTTCTTGAGCCTTCCGCTTCGGATCGGCACTTTATTGCGTGCGGATGAGAGCATCGGTCTGAGTGAAGACCTTAGAGCGACCAGCAGCATTCTTTTCTGCATGTTGTTGGGCAGTTGATCAAGGATTGCCTTGGCTTCCCGATATCCGTCAACCTTGATCTTGAGCATCACTTTTCACTGCCTTGAGATGCAGCCTCCATCTTCTTCCTTCCTCATGAACAGATACAATCTTCATGAGGGTATCGTTGTCATCGATGACCATTCCGGCAGCAATGCCCTCCCGATGGCGGATCGTGTAGACGATCTCGTTCTCATGCACGATGCGTGCTGCATAGAGGTTTTCTCGACCTCCGGCTTCCGTTTTCTGAGCATAGCATGTCGCCACGTGCTGGAGCTCCTGTGTCCGGTCGTTATAGTCATCTCTGGACTCTTTGTATCTGAATATTTCAATGTATCTGTCAAACATCGGTTTCGGAATAAGGGTGTACCCTCCAAGGCAGGAGGAGTTTCTCGGCAGTCAAAGGCAATTGGCTCACGCTGCGACCCACAAGGGCATCGCTTTCGTTGTCAAAGAGAGTTCCCAATATCAGCAGGACGGCAGCCTTTATCGCAGGCGGGAGCGTCTCTTCGGTGTATGAAGCCACATCTCTGTTGGTATAATCGGAAGCAATGCCCACAGCCATTTCGAGGTATTGGGCGATCATCCCATCCAGAGAAGTGTCGTCACCCACACGCAGGTGCATTCTTGCCGTCTCTACTGATATCGGTAGCTCCATGATGACTATGCTTTAGCGTGAACGAGTTTCTTGATAGGATTAGTTCCGGCATCGAGGAGTGTTCCATCCACTCGTGCGAATCCAAAGAGTCCTATTGAGAGGTACTCTGCGAGGAGTTCGTTGAGCCTGATGACCTTGAATGACTTGACCATGCGGATCTTGTACTTGTTGAGATCACCGAAGAGGATGGATGTGTTTCCTGCTCCTATGTCAGCCATGTCGTCATTGACGATGTACGGTTTGCTGAAGATGGTCGAAGGCTGTCCGGAGACTGTACCGTCCTGCCAGATATAGCGACCGTTCTGGTCTTTGAGTTTTGCCAGCTCAAAGAGAGTGTTGCGGTTGAACATGAACTTTCCGGTGCGTGCATATGCAGAATCCACACTTTTCATGAGGTCAAGCAGGTTGTCGAAAGTGATTGCAGCAGCTGCAGCCGACACACCGCTGTCTTTTGCTGCGGTAACGATACCTTTAGGCTGTCCGTTGCCAGATCCGGTCGTGAGGTGCTCATTGACACCACGTCCG